AATGCCGATCTCCGGGAACTTGGCGTCCATCGTGGATTCCAGATCGCCTTGCCCGATCTCACGCAGCGCCCGGACACTGGTGGCGAGGCTGTTATACTGGCCGCGAAACTCCGGGACAGGATCAGCCCCGGTCATGGCCTCCACTGCGCCGGCTGCGAACATGCAACAGTCATTCTCGCCGTAGACGAATGGCGCATCCCGCTTGGCGGAGATATAGGCGGACAGCCTGCCGTCCCAATCGTTAAACCTCATACCAGCCTCACATCAGTATTTCTGGCCCAATCGGTAACGCCGCTGCTTATGTAGCCAGCCCCGCCAGAACTGCCGCCCATGCCGTTGGCTGCCCCGAGTGTGGCATTGGCACTCAGGTCGCCAGAGTCGAACAGGTTTTGCATCATGTAGGTCTGGTTTGGCGCACCAGCGAGGGATGCAAGATAGTTTTCAATGGTCAGGGTGATAATCTGGCTATCCGCCGACCCCGAGATCACGATGTCGTTCATGTAGCCGGTGTAATAAGGAATGATCGAGCCGACCTGCGTCTCGTTCTCGTCCACACAATAGAACCACAGGCGGGCAGCGCGGCCCTGCCAGCGGGTCTTGTCGCCGATCACATTCAGGAGATCGGAGGTGCGGGCCAGAATGTTCCCGCCGCTCCTATCGTAGATCGGGTCTAGGTCGCGCTCTAGGATGGGGTCGAGGTTGACCAGAATGCCATTGAGAGAGATGGCGACAGTATCAGACCCGGTTTCGTTGTGCTTGACCGGCCCGACCTCGATCATGTTGTGATCGTAGCTTTCGTAGGTGCCGTCCAGTTCGCTGTCGCCGGACCCGGATATGGCGCGATCATAGAGGCCGGTCGTGGCCCGCAGGACATCCCCGTCGATGTCTGCGTAGATCAGCGCCCGCCAATTGAGGATGCTCCCCTCAAGCGCCGCCTGGGTGGTGGCGTCAACCATTAGAACGACTCGCGCAGATCAAGGGTCAGGCTGTAAACATACCCCGGCTCTACCGAGTAAGACGGCATATCGGTCAGATACATCAGGCAGTATGGATTGCGATATTCGACCGTCGTATTCACAGGAATCGGGGTTCGCACAGGCGGCTCGACCGACAGCACGGCCACTCCGGAGCCGTTGCTGGTGACATTAGCGGTCAACTGAAACAACTGGTTCTGGATGGTTACGAACTGTCCGGCCACTAGCGTGGTGGTAGAGTTCGGCCATCCATTAGTTGAAATCGAGCGGCCAGTCTGGTCGGCGACATTGGTGCTTACGGTGCCGATGTTGGCATACTGCGCCGTGGCGTCCACCGGAACCTGAAAGTCGTTGGCCGAGCCGCGCGAGAGTGCGAGGAACGCCCGCCAAGCATTGAACGTCGAGGTGCCAACGATGGGCGGCAGGGTGACTGTAGCCTCCCACCAGCCGCGCCCAGAGGCAACGACTTGGCGCTTGCCAGTCCACGACGACACATTGTTCTGGGTCGGCATGTTAAGCCGCCAAGAGATCGACTGCGGCTTGGGCGTCGAGGGGAACGAGATGGTCGTCACTTCATTGCTCCGCCAAGGCGTGGCCTACGCAGGCCAGCGACAGTCTTTGCTTGCGCGGCAGCGATGATGGCCGGGGCCGCCTCAAGGATGCCCTGCTGGACCTGTGCGCGCACCGCAGCCGGGTCAGCCGAGCCGCGAGCGTCCACATTGACCGTAACGCCTCCGCCGCCGTTTCCGCCGCCCATGTTCTTGTTGGGGATGATGGTCCCGGTCTTGCCGGGGACAAACAGTTCCGGCCCACGCTCGCCAACGAGGTAGGGCTTATTCCCGCCGACATGGCCGCCTTCTGCGCGGGCGCCAGCGACACCCGGAACCGGGAGGCCGATGCCGCCAAGGGCCTTGGTCACGAACCCAACAATCTGCTGGACCACATAAAGCCGCCACAGTTCGTCGATCACCGAGTTGATGATGCCGCGCATGGCGTCCTTCCACGACGAAGCGCCGGTAATCATGCCCTTGAACCCGTCAGACACGGCCACGCCGATAGACTTGTATGACTCCTCCAGCTTGGCGAGGGCATCAGTGGTCGGCTTGATAAGCCGGTCAGTCGTGACTTGGACGGTCGCGTCGGCCATCTCGCCCATGAAGGCAAGCTTCTCTTGCAGGGCGACCATCTGATCGCCCTCGGCCTGGACCCAGTAGTCCCGCCACTCCTTGTCGGCGGCGATGTTCTTTTCGGCGACCCACTCCGCGATCTTGGCCTGCTCTTTGGCAAGGCGCTCGGCCTCCTTCTCGGCCTTGCTGGTGCTGGAGCCGCCGGCACTAGGCTTGTCCGCCTTGATCTTCTCAGCCTTGGGCCGCATGGCCTCCTCCAGCGTGGGAACCCCCAGCCGGGTAATCTTTTCCGCGTCCCTAGCGGCGCGACCCTCGGAGATCAGTCTGTTGACCTCCAGCAAGGCCTGCTGTTCGGCGTAAACGAACATTAGGTTGCCCTTAGAGTCGCGCTTGCCTTTCTGGGCGATGGTGTCCTCAAGCTGTTTCCGGCGACTGAGCAGCTTGTTCAAATCGCTTTCAGCCGATTGAAGGGCGAACCGCTGCTTCATGTATTCGGCGTTCTTCTTCATCAGGCCGGTAAGGGCGTCACCCGCGCTGCCAGCCACATTGTATGTGTCCCACAGTTTCTGGATCAGCGGCCCAAGCGCCATAGCGCCGACAAGAACCATCGCCCCCCACGGCCCAGCAAGGAAGTTACCGATCTTGCCGGCGGTCCCGCCCATCATGGACATGGCGTAGCCGACTTGGCCCAACTGCTGTGTGAACGCCTGCTGGACGCTAGTCCCGCTCGACACCGACGTAGCGAAGTCGTTAATCTGCATCCCAAGCTGCTGGGTGCCCTGCCGGTTCTGGCGGAGTGCGCGGCTCTGGGCGTCCATCGCATTGTTGTAGCGGACGCCGTTGCGGATCACGACATCGGTAGATGAGGCAAGCGCGGTGTTGGCGCTCTGGAGCTTCTTGGTTTCTGCCTCAAGGGCGCCTACGCGGTTAATCAGCGTGGCGATCTGCTCCTGGCCCTTCACATTGGCCAGAATGTTTACGTTAAGATCGTTTTGCGCCACGCGATTTCTCCTCGCTTACCGCAAAGTAAGCACACCATTCTTTATACTCGTCAATGGAGATTTCCTCAATCTCTGCGACGGTTTTGCCGAGGCGATCCGCTAAGGTCAGGAGATTATACCTGAACGGATCGCTCCTCAGTTTTTTTCGTGGTCTTCAACACTCTCCGACCCACCCATCATGGATGCGGCGACAGTCGAGATCACGCCGACCTCCTCGCGCATCAGAATGGGCTTGTCCTCCAGCGTGAACATCTTGCCGCCCTGGCCGTCCTCGGCCTTGAGGACAATCAGGTCCACCATCGCCTCAAACGAGGCCGACTGGAGGAAATTGGGGTGCTTGCGCTGGATGCGATTGAGTTCGCCAGCAAGGAGCGGGCCGTAATAGACCCGCTCTGGCTTGCCGTCTTCGCCCCACTCGGGCACATCCAAATGACGCTTCTGGCTCGTTCGAGCCTTGATCCGCTCTGCGATACTCATGCTAAACTCCTAGCTATTATGCCACAGTTGCGGTCGTCAGCGGTCCATTGCCTTGAACAGTGATGGTCGATTCCACCATGCCGTCGAACGAGGCCGAGATGGTCTTGCCAGTGACAATGGCGGTGCCAGTCTTGTAGCTGTCGCCGCTCGTTGAGCCTTCCGGGTAGAAGTTCAGCGTCACTTCGCTGCCGACAACAAGCGCGCCCTGGCCGGTAGTGTCGGTTTCGTCCCAGAATACATCGACCGTGCCGCTCCATGCGCGAAGCGTGGTCGAGAAGCCGCGATAGGTGTCCCCCATCGTGGTGTTCTCAGTGGTGTCGGCGGTTTCCTCAACCGAGTAGGAGCGGATTTCCGCTACCGCATTAGCACCCACCTTGACGGTGCCTTCACTGCCAGTGTGAGTGGCCATTACGCTTCTCCTTCTTCGGCCTTAGCCTTGACTGCCTTTT